TTTTTTTGTATTGGTATAACTTTGTAATCGTGTGTGCATTGTCTATACAACATACCCACTCTTTTCTTTCCTCCTTCGTTAGGACGTGATGCAAACAACGGCGGGTTGGGCACACGTCCTGCGAAAGATTTCTCCTCTTCCTTAGACCCTGGTATTGGGTTCGCTGCTCTAATAAGGTCTTCTCTGATGTTTCCTCTTTGAACAGTAACGATAGGACAAATAGTTATAGCCTTTTTTAAATATTCTACGTGTTCGTATACAAACTTAGGTTCCCACCCTGTGTCTGCAAATATCATATAATCCGGTTTATGCTTTGTTAATCCCTCTTGTGCCATAAGTGCAAGGCATGAGGATTGAACACCAGCTCCTAATGATAGAATACGCATGGTAGGTTCACGTTGTTCACCTTTTCCCTCCGTGCTATCATACTCAGCAGGTGTACCACTTTTTGTTAAATTTGTAGTTTTATAATACTTTGGTTCTTCAGTAGCTGCCACTGCAGCCATGTTGTTAAGTCTTTTTTGATCAACTTTTGTTGACATTTGTTCAAGAACTTTTCTTCTCTCAAACTCCATTTGCTCTGGATTTATAGCAAAATTATTTTTCTTTATCTCAGCTCTTTTTTTACCTTGATCTCTATATCCTGGCTTACTCATTTTGCATCACCCCAGTTATCTTTTATTTTATAGTCAGCATTTGACGGAACTTCTAATTTTATACAATTTTCCATAATGTGTTTAATTTCTTTAGCCTCTTTATCAGATTTAACACTACAGTTCAATTCATCATGAACTTGTATTAACGGTATTATACCTAGTTGTTCGTATATATCAACCATAGCTTTTTTAGTTTGATCAGCAGCTGTGCCCTGTATTAATCTATTTAATGCTTTATATGTACCGGCACGTTTGATAGATCCACCCCATTTTGTCAGCGCTTCATCATGAGATACCGCTTTATGAAACACACCTGGATCATACCAAGCTGGTTCCCACATATCAAACTTACATCTTCTTCCAAGGTAAGTTCTAATAGATCCTATTTGATTTGCACGATTCATTACAGCCTCTAACATACCCTGCATAAATGGCACCTTTTCTCTGAACTCTTTTAGCATCTCTTTAGCATCATTAGGGGCTATATCTAGGTCCACAGCCATCTTTTTATACCCCATGCCATACATTACCCCTAGACCTATTGTTTTAGCTAATTTACGGTCTATTCCTGCCATTTCTGCTGTTTGTTTATGAAAGTCTAATCCTTTTTCAAAAGCTTCTTTAACTTCTGTTGCTCCTTCGTTCTTATTTAACACTGCAAAATGTGTAAGTATGCGTGGTTCTTGTTGTGAATAATCTGCAGACAACCAATATTCTCCTGGTTCAGGTACAAATAGTTTACGTAATTCAGATCCATACTCATTTCTTATTGGCATTTGCTGTAAATTTGGTGCGTACATAGAAAATCTACCTGTCACTGTGCCACCATTATCTCCACGTATTTGGTTTATATGTGCGTGCAATCTACCTTCATGTATATGTTTTGATATGCCATCTATAAATGTGCCTTGTAATTTATTTAACACACGTGCTTTTGTTATCATTCTAGGTAATTCGTGTTTGTGTGTTTCTAAAAATGTTTGTGTAAAACTAGGTGCGCCAAGCGCCGTACGAGGATACTCTAAATTAACATTGTCGAATGCCTGGGCCACTGACCGTGCTGCAAAGATCTGCACATCCTGCCCAACTATATCTTTTATTCTTTTAAGATACTTTTTCTCTTTATTAAGTAATTTTCTTTTAAGACCATATGCTCTCTCCATATCAACTCTTACGCCACGTTTTGTCATGTTAAATATAACGCGTATTAATCTACACTCTATGTCGTATACTTTAGTTAAATCATTCTTTTCTATCTCAGTTATAAATCTTTCATGTAAACGCCATGTAAGTTTTGCGTCAGCTTCTGCGTATTCTCCTACAAACTCTGCCGGTAATCTATACATATCAGCTTTAGGATCTAGCCCTAGTTCTTCTGCTTTTGCTCTTAATAATGATTCGTTTTTAAATTCACCAAGATACTCTGCAACCATACTGTTCAATGTAAATGAGTATCTATTTTCATTCAACAGTGCAGCAGCTATCATTGTGTCATGTATGTAACCTTTTACTTCTATACCTATTACACTCAACCATCCAATGTCATACTGTGCATTATGAAATACTTTTTGTATGGATTCATCTTCACATACGTTTTTTATATATTTTATAACTTGCTCTTTATCCATGTTGCCACCACCCTCATGATCTATGGGATAGTAAGCTGTAAAATCACCACTAGATATTGCTATACCTATGACTTTACCCATTTTTCTAGGCCAACCAGGACCCATCTTTTTAAGTTCTGTATCACAAGTTTCCAAATCTATAGCCACCACATCCTTGCCCTTCATGGACGGAAACTCTGTGGGATGTAGCCACTCTGCTTTTACTTCGTTTTTCTTAAAAAGATCCTGTGTCATCTATTTCACCTGCTATTGCTGCGTAACCTGCCATATCGACAAAGTTATCTATGTTAAACTTCTCTCCTTTATTATTTCTAGATATTTTTAATAGTATCATCATAATAGCAACATCGCTAGGGGTAATGTTTGCCATAGGTTTTAACTTATCATCTAAAAATAAATTCCAATATTCTGCTATATCTGCATGATTTTTATAAGCGTCACCATGTGTTTTATTTCTGTCTGTTGACACAAGATCTTTAGCTTTTATTAATATTTCTTCTTTGTTCATATTATAAATCCTCTTTCTTTTTGTGGTTCAATTATGTGTAGAGATTTTTTAGCACGCGTCACCCCTACATAAAATACTCGATTTGTGTCATCAGAATTAATCTCCATTTCATCCTGATTAGCGCGTGATAAATCTGTCATTAACACTACGTTATCGCACTCTCCACCTTTTGATTTATGTATTGTGCTTAAATTTATTTTTGGTTTTTTATCTAAACCACCATGTAGCTCTAAAGATTTTAAATAAGATTTTTCTGTGTCACCCATGGATTTAAAAGTGACATCCCAAGGTTGATCAACATTCAATAACCCATGGTGCATTATTAATTCTTCAAGAATATAAGATTTGTTTTCTTCCAATGTCTTACCACCCTTATATCCTCTTTCTATATTTTCACCAACTTTTAAATTAGAGTAGATTGCCATGACATCAGAATAAGATATTGGTTGATCTTCTAATCTATTCCACGCACTAACTGCTTTTATTAAACTTTCTTTTATTGGTAGTTTATTATCTATGGTGTATGGTAATCCTAAATTTTTTAAATCCATCTGTAAATCATCTAACATGTATCCACAAGTTGCTAAAGCAAGCCAATTGCCTTCACTCATGTCTATAAATCTGGCATCTTGATGAAATCTAACTTCACCCTCAACATCTCTTGGTTTCCATTGCTTTGGTCTTCTTTTATCTATTCTTTGAACAATGTCATGAGCTATTCTATGAACAGATAAAGGACATCTATATGACTGGTCAAGAACGCTTACTTCACCGTCCATGTTTATTAAGTGTTCTACATCTGCGCCCATCCATCTAAATATAGCTTGATCATCATCCCCACTAACATATACTCTTTGACTTTTTTCCCATATTTTTTTACACATTCTCCACTGTAATTTTGTAAGATCTTGTGCTTCGTCTACTATTACAACGTCTAGAGGAGGTGTAGTTCCAAATTCTACAAACTGCGTAAGCATATCTGTAAAATCAAATTTATTATAAGTTTGTTTGTAATCTTCAAAAGAACGATAAGCCCACAATAACTCATCCCAAGAGTAATCTAAATTAGAACTATTATAAAACTCCTGCAGCTCCTGGTCCTGCATCTTTGATTTATTTATATCCCTTAAATATTTATTGTCTGTTGACACCATTCCATTTTCTTCCCAATCAGCTGACACTCTTTTTAATTCTACACCATACTTATCAGAAAATTCTGCATAATCTTTGTTGTCCATAACCTCTGATTTTGTAAATCCCATTTGCCTTTTACCAAAAGCATGCAGCGTACAAAAGTATGGTAAATCTTTATCTGTAAGATTAAACTTTGATTTTGCTCTATCACGTGCTTCGTTTGTTGCTTTAGTAGTAAAACTAACAAAAGCTATTCTGTCCGGTGCAGTTCCGTCTTTAAGTTCCTGGTCCACGATCCGCAGTAAGTTTTCAGTCTTACCTGTGCCAGGTGGTCCAAGTATTATCTTAATCTTACTGTGCATTTGCCATCCTTTCCTACAAATATAAATTTCATCTTTAGTCTTTTTTGTTCTAATGTCAGTGCTCTACATATGCGTGTATTTGGTTTCCATGATTTACGATAGCTTTCACTTTTTACATCGTATATTTCAACTTTGCCTTTCTCATCTATTGCTATAAGATCTGCAGGACCTAAACCAAATAAATTTTTAAACACAAAAAATCCTTTTTCTATTAAATATAAAATAGCTATTTGTTCGCTCTTCATTCCTTTTTTTAACTTTGGTAATTTAGAATGGCGTTGCATTTTGTTTTCTCACTTCATGTTCTGAATCTTGCTCATCAAAAGATGGCACACCCCATGTGTTAACACCTTTGTTTTTTAACTTCCAAAACTTATGCTCACCTTTTATCTTACGTAACTCAGCTATTATTTGTCCTGTGTTACTGTAGTGTGTAAATTTATTTCTTATTAAATATGCATGTAAATCTTGCAATCTAAAATATATCATATCATTTTCTGTATATGGTTTTCGTAATAGTATATCTTCTTTGACTAAGCCTTGTGACCGACCAGTACAGAACTCCTGGAGGTGAGCTAAAAACTGGCCGGACACAGATCCGTCGTTTGACACAGGAATTTTAAGAGCAGTTTGCATCTTACTATTCACTAATTGTTGCCAATCGGACGCCTTCATCAAAGGAGGCATCATGGTTAATACTTCCATGGCTCTCTTTTGAAACTTTGTTTGTATTTGTAATTCTTCTGTTGTTAATTGTATTTTAAGATCATCTTCATCATCATCTGTTGGTATTTCTAAAAACCATATTGGTGGTTCTGTTTCTAATTTTGATAATGCACCAAGCTGTTGTGATACATTCTCTGCACCTACGCCATGCTTTCTAGTTTTACACACACTTATATTACAAAAAGAACTAATTGGCTGATCTTTACATTTGTATTGATAACCTTTTTTATTTAGTTGTCCTACAACTGTAGCTACCTCTTTGTGATCCAAAGGTGGTTGCATATATTTTTGATTGTACTCTTCTAAAAGTCTTTCCCAATTATCTGGATCAAATTTCTTTGTGTATACTCCAATGTTAAACAATCCATTGTTGCGTGTACCAGGAGGAAAACCTTGACCACATAGAGCTTGTAAACAAGGTGGTCCATCTTTTATAATGTCCTCATCTTTACTACCCCCAATGTCATCTAAGCTATCTACAACGTTTTTATCATAGATCTCAAAGAACTCTTCTAATGATGCAGTTGTGCCATTCTCTTTCAATGCATAACGAACTGATTTGTTACCATTGTAGTATGGTAGATTTAAAAAATTACCTAGATCGCCTTTCTCTAATGATATGCTAGATTGTTTTGGAAATATTTCTGATTGTGAATGACCTATCAATGCAGCCATTTGTGTTAATTTATTTCTAATTAATTTAG